GTGGATTGCACCAGCGAGTCGAGCCTTAAAGCCAATATTCAAAATACGGCTTGCCTTGACGTTTGCCGACAAGTCAGCCGAACGGGGGAAGCTGATAATGAAGCTCGGCACTGTCTTGCCTGCGCCATCCAACTCAGGGGGTGAAATACCGCCAACGGTCACGCCATCTTGCAGGGATTTTGTGAGGTTTGCGACAACCAACTGAATGCCTGCATCGGTATAAGGAACCTTGGGGCGGTTAATCATCATCTGGACCATTTCAACTTGGATATGGTCTTGCAGCCAATCGCGGAAGCGGATCACATCAATCCCCTCCCCAGCCACCACGCGCCCGCCGTTACCCTGAATGCCCACGCCGATCAGTGCAATCTCATCATTGATGTATTCAAAGGTGTTACCGCCCTTGCCGTAAATGGTGTTACGGTTTGTGCCGGTCAGCTTGCTTGGGGTGATGCTTGCAAGTGCTTTCAGTGCCCATGTCTCAGAGCCTGGCTGCAAAGTGCTGATACGGCCTGCCCATGCTGCATCAGGGTACTCAGTCGCGGCATTGGTGTGGTACACGCAAGAGGCGCGATAGTAACGGCTATCCTTGAGCGTGCTCAGAATGTCGTTAGTAATTGAAGGATTCAGCACATCAGCATCAGCGGTAGCGGTCAGGAACAGGCGCTTATTGGCCTCAGTCCACTCAGCAGCGGCCAATTGTGTAGCTTTCACGCGCTCGGTCATGATGAGGGTGTACCAAGTGCTATCTTCGTCAAAGATGGCGGTCAGGTCATCGGCTACGGCGCTTGTCGCAGTCAATGGGGATACGCTCACCCACTGCATGTTTTTGACGGTCTTAATCGCGCCCACGTTTGTGCCGGTGAATGCAATCTTCAAAGTCTCGCCCACAACGGTTGCGGTGATGATCTCGTTTGAGTCGGCCAACACAGCAGCGGCCAAGCCTGCCACAATTTCAGACTTCAGCGGCGATGCGTCAGCGGTAAACGAATAAACCTCACCGTCAACGCTGAAAGAATACACGCCCAATGCGATCAGGTCTGTGGGTTCAATCACGGCCTCCAGTGCAGCACGGCGACCGACTTTCACTTGCTTGGGCTGCGGTGTCTGGCTAAAGCAGTCAGTCACAGCGGTCAGCAGTGCAGGGGGCAAGCCATCTTCGGCGGCATCGGCATAGCTGCCATACACGCGCACGCGCTCAGGGAACGTCATCAGGGGGCCAACGATCATGGGCGTGCCAAAGTCAGCACCCTTCACGCCTTGGGTTTCGAGCGCAATGTTTACGCTTACGATATCGGAAAGTTTCGCCATTACAGCTCCTTATCAGTTAATTTCAGGGTTCACGGTTATTGTCAGAATGTCGGACAATTCTTCTTTCACGTCTGGGCTTGATTCTTGCGTGATGTATTCAGCACCAATCACCACCCCAGCCGCTGCGTCAATCACGCCCACACGGTCTAACAATTCTGTCCCGAACCTTACAAACAGGTCAATTGTAGCCCTTGGCTCGTATCTTGTCGCGTCAATTTGAAAGGGCAATGTCTGAATATCGGCATGGTCGTACAGAGCAATATCCTTCAAAATGAATTGCTCATTAACCGTGGTCTTTGAAAGATTGTCACGGAATTGGCTCACGTAAAAATCAGACTCAGCGCCGATTCTTTGAATGTTTACTGTAGCTTCACGCACGCCCTTAATCGTCTGGTCTCCATCCTCGGTCACATCCGAACTTTTCCAGTCATGGCCCAATGCGCGGCCCACATTAACCCGGATCGTCCAATAAGGGAAAGCAGGGCGCGGGGCGTTCTGGTCTGCCCATACCAAAGTCTCAAAGCCAATTACGGCTTTGAGCAATGTGTAAAGGTCAGGCTTCAGGTTAATCATGAGAATGTCGGCTTTTGAATGGTTATATACCACCCGCCTACCACCACGCTTGCAGTGCCACTAGAACGGATCTGAATCGAGGTCGGATTGTTTTTAATGTCGTTTGAGCCGATATACATGGCGTTATAAACATTCAGGCGATGAGTGCCAGCCGTTGCAAACCTAACTTGAGTCATCAATGGAAAAGAAAACGCGCTAGGTGAACCGATACCGACAAGGGCTTGCAGGTCAACGTCTTGGTTATTCCCGCTTGTCGTGATCGTGATATCAAAACGCCCGGTCAATTGGGTATACAAAGGCAGAGTCGAAAAATCAAACCGATTAGTCGAGCTATTCCACAATACACCCACATCAGGCGGCAATTTCACCAGCGTTTGTGCGCCCAATTTGTTGTTTGTCAGGTTTGTCCACGTTGCAGCGGCCAAGCTGATCGGCGTTACAGCCGTGGCGGTGTCTGCATAGTCCACAAAACCAAAGCTGTTTTGCAGTGCTTCAATCTCAGCCTTCGCCGTGGAAAAGTTTGACCTCACGCCTGCGGTCGTGGCGTTTCCAAGCGGAGGGATAGCGGCGTCGATATTGCTGGACATTTATGGCCTCACCAGTGCGCCTGATAACCAATCGGCCTCAGACGTAAATTTAAAAACTTTCGATGCGATGTATTTGAAGTGTGAAATTACATCAGATTGATTCTGATACATGCTCACAATCTCATAACCGTAACCCTGAAAAATCACAATGTCGGGTTGGTTCCCCTCGCCATCATCGGTCACGGTCAATCGGGTGTCGGTGTAGAGTTTCACGTAATCGCTGCGGTGTCTGCCCTCTGGCAAAACATCCATGTCCTGCCCCATGATGATCGGCTGCACGCTTGCTTTCACGCTCACCACGGCTTTTGTTCCAGCCATCCAATAGCCGTTCACGTATGCGCCTGGCAGTTCTTTCAGAATGGTCGTGGACTTGCGGAAACAACTCATGTGCGGCCCCTCACCACCGGGCGAATGCCGTTCAACATCGCGCCTGTGTCTACCAGCGTCTTTGTGCTGCCCTTCTTTTGGGCAATGGTGCGCTCAGACAGTTTGGGCAAAAAATTGCGCTTGCTGATCGTGTTCTGAATGCGCTTTTGATGCTTCAACCCAATGGTCAACAATGATTGATGCGCCGTGCTTTGGCCCGTGACCAATGCATTAGCTTCGCGCTTAAAGTCAGCATCAATCTGTGGCTTGCTTTCGTCAAACGATGTTGCCATAAATGGCCGTGATGGTATCTTGTCTGTGCCGTATTCGTTATAGGCTGCATACTCAGCCACGCTTGCACCCTCAGCGCCTGTCGTGCCTTGCTGAATGCCCACGGCTACCTCTAAGCGTGCGGCTTTTTCAAGTTCACGCTTGATTTTCTGCCATCCAAGATCACGGTCAATCACTGCCATCAGGCCACCCGTGTCAAGATGCCAAACCCCGAACAAATCTTGGTCAGGTCAAGGTACTGTTGACCATATGCCGTTTGGCCGGTCAGTGTGCCGCTACCCGTTGGGCCTGCGCCGTAGCTGCGCTGCAAATCGCCCTCTTTTTCCATCGTCACCGGGCCAGATACGCCACACGCGCCGCCTGTGTCCTCGGTCTTTTTTGTCAGTGCGAGTTGATGCGCGGCATAGTAAGCCTGAGCCATCGCAGCCGTTTCAGCGTCCAGGCATCCAGTGTTTGCACGTAAAGCAGCGATACCAAGCCACTGATTAACAGTAGCATCAGGAACCGCCTCAAACTCAGCGGCAAACAACCGGAAATATTCGAGTGCTGTCACTCAGCGGCCTTTTTGCGGCCTCGCTTGGCCTCTTGCACGGGGGTATCGTCACCCTCTGGGGCATCGGTAGCCACTGGCACCAATTCGGCCTTATTGATCGAATTAGCCCATTCTGCGGGGATTGTCTCAGTCGCGCCGGGGGCAATTAGCGTACCGCCAACATGGTGAGGACGCGCACTAATGTTTTTCACTTGCATGGTTTCTCCTTTTGTTGGTCAAAGAAAAGGGCCGAAGCCCCTTTCTTCGCTGCCTCTTTTGAAGGTCAGATACCGTCAGCAAAGGCGAAGGCCAGCGGATACTCCACTGTCACGCCACCGCAACGGGATTCGCAAGGAACGACATATTCGAGTCCAGTAATTTGAGGCGAATACATACGCATCATCATGGGGATGTTCAACTGATAGTTGTCTGCGCTGTTCTCGATGGCGTACATACGATCAGCACCACCAGCACCAGCACCGTCCAGCTCCACCAGTTGACGGAAAGTCACACCCGGGTTGACTTGTTGCAGGAACGACAAGATGGTCGTGTCCGAAGCGGAACTGTTTTGAGTGGTGGCGATCAGGGCGTATTGCTCGATAGGCATCCAAACTTCAGTTGCGCGGTGAACACCCTTAGACTGAACCAAAACCTTGTTGATGACGCTGTTAACGTCACGCACGATCTTTTCAGGCGTTTTGCTTGCAAAGGTCTTGGCGCTACCTGTACCGTCTGCCAACAAAGTGACTTCGGGGATGTTGGTGTTGGTGAACAAACCGGGCAAACCGTTTTCAGCGTCACCGAAGAATGCGATCTGGTTGATCTTTTCTTGATGTGCGCGGGTAGCGGCAGCGGCTTTGCGTGTATTCAGTGCCACACCCGAGAAAACGGCAGAGCGAATCTCTTGGGTGTTGTAGCCAAACGCGATACCGATAGAACGGATAGCGGAGGTGAACTCTTTGCCAGCCACGTCTGCGCGGGGCAGGTCGTTTGCGTAGTTCGCGATCACCTTTGCCATGCCCACGGTGTCATATTGACGGTAGGTGATGGTCGTAGCGCCTTCGGGGATGGATGTATCCACGGGCATCACGTTCAAAGCGGCAAGGTTGACGCGCTTAACGTCATAAGTCTGTGCGCGGATTGCCTCCAACTGGCGGGCAAAGAAAATACCTTCGTTTGCGTCCAGTCGGCCAGTGTTTTCAATGGCGCGGAGGTCTTGAGCGTCGTAGTTCATGGTAGTCATG